CGGGGGAGACGGGGACTGAGGCGGCGGGGGCTGAGGGGGGTAGTCGTGAAGGTGCGAGAAGATCAGGTTGGGCCAGGGGAGAGTAGTCAGAATGGGGCGGAAATGGGCAGGCCCGGGGCGAGCGAGGCTGGTCGGTTACGAGTAGAGCAGAGGCGTGCTGACGAGGGAAGTCGGCTATGAGCGGGGTGGGGTCAGGGCGACCAGGGCCGTGCCGAGATGTGACGGCTCGTCGGAGCGGGGCAGAGATGTGTTGGAGCGGGCGAGGCCTGGCAAGTCGTTGCGGGTCGGACTGAGCAAGAGACGGGTAGACCAGTCGGAGCCGAGGGGACGCGGCCGGGTTGGGGTTGGCTCGTCAGGAGGGGCACGTTAAGAGAAGAGGGGGCGAGGCAAGTCGGATCAGGGACGACTTGTGTCGTACGGGGTCGGGGCGAGGCGGGAAGTCGTGTTGTCGCTGTGAGATGGACTAGGTCTCACCTTTGTCAGTCCGTTCGTAGCATGATACCACCCCCTGCTTCCGCCAAGCAAAGGGTGGTATCACATCATGTCGTCAGATCGGGCGCTCTACCACGGTGGACTTAACCGGCTTGCGAGGTTCCCATTTCGTGACGATGAATCTTCCCGCCCCTTGGCTCCTCATGCTGCCGATGCCGTTCTCCTCGCCCAAGGCCCAAATGGTTGCCCAGTTGTCACCGAAGTCCCAGTCGCTCAATACGAGGAACTTCATCACGGCGAGGTCCAACCGTTCGGAATAGCTGATGCTCTGGCCACGGAAGGTTGAGACGAACCGCTGCTCGATGCCATCGGGCTGAGTATATTGTGTTACTCCGTCAGCTTGATACAACGGTACGAGGTCAACCGGAATCTGGATGTGCTCGGCAACGAAGCCGCTCAGCCCCTTATTCGTTGCACCCCAACCACGGGCCTTGAGGTGACCGCCGCCGAGGGCGATGCTGAAGCTTTCCTTGATCCCAGCCTTCACGCAGCGGCCCTCAAAGTTGAGACCGCCGTTGGCATCGCGCACGAAGCCGTTCACCGAGAGGCTGTCTGCAGCTTCATCGGCCGTCTTGCCTTCAGCCACGGCCTTCTCGATGAGTTCCAGCAGGCGCTGGTCCTTGGCGTTGTTGCGCTCACCCTCAGGGGAGAGGCGCTGCATCAGCCAGCCCCGGCGCACGTTGGGATCGGACGGAACGCCGCCGAGCATCGAGTGAACCTCGACCTCGACATCGAAGCAGTATCCCCACACCTTCTCCCGCTCTTTGGCAAACACAGAGCGGCTGGTGTCACGCTCCAAGTGTCGCTTGGTCTGTTCCTGTTCCATGGTCATGATTGTGATACTCCGTTATGGTGTTGCTTGTGCTTCTGAGTCGTTGTCGACCCAGATCTCTGTGACCTCTTCTTCGGTCAGAACTTCCGCCACTGTCAGCGTGGGATCGCTGTACTTCTGGGCGTCACGTGTGTTACCAACGGCGATGGCCTTCCGGAACAGCAACTGGCGCTTGGTGTCGAACACTTCGGCCAGGGTGTTCACCACTTCACCTTGACGGATGAAGCCGGCGCCAACCTTGAAGTACTGGCGGCTGATGTACTTCATGTCTTCGGCGGTCCAGGCACCGATGCGCTTGGTCACACCATCGACGGTGGCGTTGACGACAAGCTCGAAGATCGACTGCACCTCGTTGGCCTCATCGTTCAGATCCTCGGTCTCATCCCAGGTCTCGCCACGAGCTTCGGCTTCACGGCGCCGCTCTTCACGCAGGTGCTGCATGGCACGGGTCTTGATCAGTTGCTTCTTGCGCAGACTGCGGGCGGCGTCACGATCTCGACGCTCCAGGTCACGCAGGAAGCGCACCACGATGTCCACGACGTGATCCTCAACCCACAGGGCGAAGGCCTCTGGGTGTGAGGTACGCATCTCAGCGATGAACTGGTCAGCCTCGGCTTCGGCGTTCCACTGGTTGAGGAGCTTCTGGTGGAAGTCGATCAGCAGTTCGTTGATCACGGAGGGGTCGTGGTGGTCGTCAGCGGTGGCTGTCATGGCCGCCACCATATCTCAACAACATCAGTATGACAAGACCTAGTTGCTAGAAACTTGAACCCAGCCGCACCATGACACCCCTGAGTCCTGGTGCGGCTGGGCGTATGGAGAAGGGGCTGCGGGAGTCACCCACCGCAGCCCCTTCGTAACGGGCACCAAAGGGCGTCGCGTTGCTGCGTGCCGGCCCGATGCCGTTTGTCAGATGTTATCTCATCACATCATCGGGTTGGTGGCAATACTGGCGCCGGCCCCACGGGGATCGGCTCGAACGGGCCACCCGGAGGAACAACCGGTGCACCTGGCGGGAACGGCCCGTTGGGGTTGGCGCAAGCCGCCGACTCCGGTGGGTAGGTCACGAAGGCCGTGGCGGTCGGGTTGACCGTGTACTCCAGGGCGATGCCCTCACGGAGGAACTCGTCACTGGGGTCACGGATCCAGAAGCCGTCGCCGGTCAGGATCCAACCCGGCACGTCTGCGATCGACCCATCAGCGTTGATCACGCTGCCCGGGTAGAGCACGTCGGCCGTGGTCCCCGGTGTGTAGACGAGCGGGACGGTGCCCACCACGTTGCCATTGATGTCACGCATCGTCAACGTGCCCATCTGGCCGGCCAACTCCGGGAATGTGTTCTCGAAGGCGATGCGGATAACCGGAACCTCACCCACGCAGACCGACGCCGCCGCTCCGAACTCGAACTCCTCAGGAAGCGTTGTGCTCGTCGTGGCGACGGTCGAACTGGTCGAGGTCGAGGATGGGGAGGTCGAGGAAGTCGTCGTCGTTGACTGGCCGGGGAGGGATGTCGAACTCGTACTCGTCGGGGTCGTAGTGGACGTGGTAGTGGCCGGGACCGTGGTCGTGGTACTTGTCGTTGATGTCGTCACCCCCGTCGTCGTTGTCGTTCCTTGGGGCAGGGTAGTGGTAGTCGAGGTGCTCGTCGTCGGGGCCACCGTCGTGGTGGACGTAGACGTGCTCGTAGGCGACGTGGTGGAGGTCGTCGTGCTCGGCGCGGTAGTCGAAGTGGTCGAGGATGTAGTTGTAGTACCCGGCGTCGTCGTTGTGGTAGTCGTCACCGCCACACAGCCCTCGGGGAATGTCAACGGGCCGGCCGTGGCCGTCTCGGCGCCCAGCGTGTAGGTCAGCAGCGTGATGTTGCCGCCGCCTGCCGGCCAGGGGACGTTGGTCGTGCCGCCCGAATTGAAGACCAGGTTGACCGAGGTGCCCTGGGGACTAAAGCTCAGGAGGCCGGTCTGGCCAGCCAGGTCGGGGCGCAGGCCAAACGTGATCGACACGAACGCCTGGCCTTCGAGGCACAACGGTACGGCGGGGACGGCGAACAGGCTGGGCCGGGGGATCGTAGTGGTTGATCCCGGCGTCGTGGTCGTAGTGGTCGAGCTTGGCGAGGTTGTGGAGGTAGTACTCGACGGTGATGTCGTCGTCGTAGTTGTACCGGGGACCGAAGAGGTGGTGGTAGAGGACGTGGAGCTTGATGTCGTGGTTGTACCACCGGTATCGGGTGGGGGACACTCGTCTACGTCAGGCTCGTCCTGGCCAACGTCGTAGGCCAGCGAGTAGCTGCGGCCCTGGGAGTCGTTGAAGTAGCTGCCGGGTTCGCGTCCGGGCTTGTAGTCGACGCTGATCGGGTTGTTGCCCGTCTGGAGCCGCTCATCGACACCTGGCGTGCCGACGTACTTGCAGACGAAGACCTTCTTGCCCTCAGTCGTGGTCGTCGCGCCAGCGGTAGTCGTTGTGTTACCACTGGTAGTGGTCGTTGCGCCACCTGAGGTGGTGGTCGTCGTGCCATCGTCGTCACCATGGGGCTGGGTGGTCGTCGTGGCGGCATGGGTGGTGGTGGTGTAGTGGACGTGGGTCGTGGTTGGTTCGTTGTCACCACCGCCAATCGGGAGCAATTGCTCGTCAGGCTGCTGCACAACCTGCTGCTCCTGTACGACCTGCTGATCGTCGTCAGACTGTTGCTCGTCCTGATCGTCAGCCTGGTCCTGGTCGTCGGACTGATCCTCGACCTGGGCCTGAGCTTGGTTCTCTACTTGGGCCTGCTCCTGGGGCTGCTCTTCCTGCTGTTGGGGCTGCTCTTCTTGAGACGGTTGCGTCGTTGTCGTCTCATCGTCGTCAACCGTTTCCGGATGAGCGTTTAAAGCAGTCGCCAGGCTCGCCGTCGAGAAGATGCTCGTTACAGCTAGCGCAATCGCTGGGACCCACCGTCTGGACATTCTGGCTTCTTTCCGTGTGTTAACGGCTCCACTGCCGTCGAGTTGACACAGAGTACAGCGTCCGCATCTCTTAGGCCTCTATGGTCTATTCTCCGTGGGTATGACCACGACTGATCCGTTCTACGAAGACGAGGATGAAGACGAGGACGAGATCCCCGACGAGAACGTCACGGACCCCTACGACCCCAAGGAACCCGACGAGGTCTGATGGCTGTCACTTACCCGGACGGCTACAACAGCCCGCCAGCGCAGAAGACCATCGAAGAGGTCTTCGCCCGCTCGTCGGTGCAGATGCTCCACGTCGAGTACCAGCGGCGTTGGAAGGCATTCCAGATCGCCAGCGAGGGCAAGCTCGGCATCGGTGGGGCCGGTCGCTCGACGGCCCAGCAGCAGCGCGTCTTCCTCGACCGCCACTATGTCGTGTCCTCGGGTGGTTGCTGCTTCTACCAAGGCCAGCGCTACCAGTTGAAGAAGGGTGCGGCCCACGCTGCGCCACCTGGTCGCTCGTTCCATGAGGACATCGTGCATGGTGGTGCGGCAGCGGTCGACGCCATCGGTGACCTGAAGTGGGCTGCAGCGCACTGCGAGGAGTACGGGCTGGAGCAGGCCACCTGGGGCGGCGAGGTGTGGCACTTCCAGTTCACCGAGTTCCCGCACAGCGTCAGCGCATGGATCAGGGCCGGATCGCCGCCGCCGATGAAGTGGGTGCTCCCCAGCGAGCCGCCACCGACCACGACGCCACCTCCCACCACGACACCACCGCCGACCACCAACTGGGCCACTGACCTGATGAACAAGATGCCCATCCTGAAGAGGGGCAACCAGGGCACGCCGGTCAAGCGACTGCAGCACTTCCTCGCTCTCGCCGGCCAGATGGACCCGAACAACATGGGGAACTTCGACGGCATCTTCGGCTCGGGTACCGAGGCTGCGCTCAACCGGTTCCTGGCCACCAAAGGGGCGACGCAGGATGGCATCTGTGACCGTGACTGCTGGGACTGGTTCATGGAGGCGGGCAACGGCATCCCCTCCCTGGTCAAGGGAAACACGGGTATGGACGTGAAGCGGATGCAGCGCATGCTCGGCGCCAACGGAGCCATGAACCCGGCCAACCAGGCCAACTTCGACGGTGTGTTCGGCAGCGGCACCGAGACGACGCTCAAGAACTTCCAAACCGCCCGAGGACTGGGTGCCGATGGGCAGTGCGGGCAGAAGACATGGACGAGCCTGCTCAACGGGTGACGACAGTTGAGATCGTCTTCACGTTCGTTCGACGGTTCGTTGTTTTCGGCCTCGGGTGCTGGACCATCGGCAATGCGCTGCTCAACCCCGAGGAACGGGCCACCCAACTCATCATCGGGATGATCATGGTCGGCGTCCTGCCAATCGAGAACTTCTTTCACTGGCGGCGTGTGGATTCGCCCACTATCACACGGGAGGAGACTCGTGGAGAATGATATGACGTGTGAAGTTTGTGGGGCGCTCCTGTCAGAGCACGAGATCAACGATCGAGAAGCACCTACCGATCGTCCCTACGGCATCTTCGAGGGCGAGGAGTGGCGAGGCGTGTTGTGTCCAGAGGACTGACCTAGAGTGCTGCCATGGCCATCGGCCCTCAACGCTCGCCCTACCCCAAGTCAGCCGAAGAAGTAATCGGTTCACGCTGGGAGGAAGCGCACCGCATCCATGGGGCTGGTGACACACAGGCGCTGTTCAAGGGCGCACCCAAGACGATGTCACCATGGCCATCGGCGGGACGGACCAAGTCGAACCCTCGTGGGTACGACCAGGAACGGGTCAACCAGGCGTTGACCAACCCCTCGGCGCACATCCGGGACATGGACCCCCGGAACCTCCACGCCACCCAACCCTGGGTGACCAGCGAGGGTACGAACTACTACATGGGTAGCGAGTATCATAATACTGGTCGAACCTTCCGTGACATGGAGCAACCGACCAACCGCTTCCCTATCGTGTACACGGACACCCAGGGCAGGAACCAGATCCTCTCCGGGCACCATCGGGCTACCGCTGCTCTGCTCAACGGCAAGCAGCTTCGAGCAATCCACATCGAGGAATAACACAATGATTACGTGGGTCACGCCAACATTGGCGATCTGCAACCGAGGCGAGATGCCCGAGGTCTTGACTTCCGTCGAAGCTGTTCAAGGCGCCGACTGGATCGAACTGGGCAACACCGCCTACGTGGACAGTGAGTACACCGCACGTCGGGTGCTCAGCATCCTGGGCCTCTCGACTGCCGAGATCAACGACCGGCTCCGCTTCGCTCGTACCGGTCAAGTGGCGTGAGTCGGTCGCTCAACCTCGTCAAGGTGCAGGAGGATCTGCAGGCGGTCGTCCATGACCTCCTCGATCTGGGTTCCCGGAGTAGACAGCCGTTCACGGGCATCGTGTTCGAAGAACTCGACGTTGCCTACCGTGACCAGGGTGTCGCCACCTGGCGTATCACCATAGAGCCGGCCCATAGCCCGGTACCCGACGCTTCACCTGAGTAGGCGCAAAGATTCGGTTTGGTTGCACAGTTGTGATACTGGTGCTACAGTGGCGCCATGGCCGACAATGTCACCCACCTGATGAAGGAGCGGCGCCCCGGCAAGAACGGCGTTGTCACTCTGTGTGGGATCAACACCGACTGGGCATCGTTCTGGGCCTCGGACGTGACCTGTCCTGATTGCCTCGCCAAGATGGAGCGTAAGAAGGAGCACATACTGTGACCTGGGAACGTGGTGAGAGGGTGCAGGTGTCGCTGCCGTTCGGAGAGGACGGTATGTCAGTGCACTTGGCTACTGTCGCCCGAGTGCAAGATGATCGGGTCATGGTGATCTTCGATGAGCCGTTGATGTACGGCGGATTGGGCTACGCCTGGGTGAGTTCCAAGGTTCTGGCCCTTCCTGGTCAGTCACCGAAACCTCCGGAACGTAACCTCATCATCGGATGAACAGGATCGGAGACATGCTGCTGGCTCGTATCCAGCACGAGGTCCGTCTGGTCAAGATCCCTGAAGATCAGCAAGATCGTGTTGTCGAGGTCATCGTCTCTACGTTGATCAAGATCCTGACCGACCCGGCTGTGTACAACACCTTGCAGCCGGTGATGGAGTTACGCCAGGAGAATGCCGCTCTCCGTCAAGCGCTGATGGTGGCCACCGTTCGCAAGCAACTGCCGGCGCGCAAGTCACCAGCCAAGCCCAAGGTGAAGAAGGTGGCGCCGGCTCGGAAGGCCACGGCGCCACGAGCGCCGAAGGTGCAGGTACGAGGATCGACTGCCGCCAACCGCAAGGCCTTCAAGGAAGGCTTCTCGGGGGCTAGTTGAAGTCGGCTGAGTAGCGAGCAGAGATGTCCATCGCCACTTGCTGACGCTTGTCTTCTTCCAGACCGTCAAGCTCAGTTTCGATCTTCTCTAGCTGCGCCCCCGCCATCATGATCGCCATCATCACCTGGCGCATGTCAGCTAACGGCATCTTGATCACGTAGCTGTCAGGGTCATCTGGTGATGGCGTCATCGTCAACAAGCCGTAGGCGGCGCCTACTTCGGTGTCGATGTGCAGTCCGACGTTCAGGCTGTGGCACTCGGTAACCATGATTCTCCTATGATACTGGCATGGCACGTAAGGCTGGAATGGGTGAGTGGGGCCAGACCCGTGTTCGTAGAGACCTTGCTGCGGCTGCTGCGGCGATGGCTGAACAGCCGACCCGTAAGGGCGCTACCGCTCTCTCCGCGGAAGAGATCTACTCGGGCGTTGAAGCCGGTGGAGCGCATGATCTGGGTCCTTGGATTGAAACACCAAGCTCTACCCGGGTGTCACGCTTCCGATACGACCACCTCCAGCGCCAGTTGCAGGTGCAGTGGACCAACAACAAGAACCACGGCTACATCTACGAGAACGTCGACTACGAGGGCTACAGGGCGTTTGGGCGGGTGGCGTCGAAGGGGCGCCACGTTAACTCCACGCTGAACAACTACTCCTACCGCCCGATGATGGGTGAGGAGGAGCTTCCCTCCAACGAGAAGCGCCGGGGCATCAACTCCCGGGTGCGTACGTGATCATCATCCGGGGCATCCCTATCTACTGGGGTGTCGAGCGAGATGCTCCTGACCGATCGTTGATCTCCAGAACCTGGTTGGTCGAGGACTTGCCGCCGTTTCGTCAATCCATACGCGCCTTTCGTATCCGCATATCACACAAGCACTGGCTGCACCTGGGCACCTTCCGCTACAACCGGGAGGCCCTCCACTCAGGGCTGATGTTCCGGCCGACCGAGATAGGAAGATGGGGCCGTGATCAGAAGGAGAACGACTCAGCCGGCGAAGCAGTCGAGCCGCTTCACGAGGCTGGGGACCCCGGATCTGGAAACGGCGTTGGAGACCAGCTTGCAGCGGACGGCGGAACTGTTCCGGGGGATGATGCACAAGGAGATCGACACCAGGTGGCTGCTCGCGCAAATGGCCACGGAGATCGATCAGGCAGACCAGATCGTGCAAGTTCTGCTGGCCAGGGTTGAAGGGTAGGCAAACATTCGGTATGGTTGGCAGTATGACAATACCTGACGAACAACTGACCCTCGATCTGGAGCACCCTGTGTACGACCACTACACCATCGAACTACGCAAAGGCACCCCACCTGACAACATGGAGGTGCAGCGTTCAGCCACGGCGGAGTCCCTGGAGAACGCCATCAGCATCATCGATTCCTTCCGAAGCCGTTCCAGCTTCAAGGATCACGTGAAGTGGGTCGCCAACGAGGTGGACGGCACCGGCTCGCTGTTCGGGCTGGCTGAGGGTCTGACCTGGCAGATCCAGGTCGTCCCTGACCTCAACACACCTCTCGGATGAGGCATGGACGAGCAGACGTGGGATGACCTAGTAGCGAAGGTTGATGACCTCGCCGCTCGGGTCATCCTTCTGGAAGGTCATCGTCCCGGCCGTAAACGTCGGCCCATCGTCGTCTCTCGTCAGGGAGTGTGTGGCGTTGACCCCGACAGCGACTCGGCGGTTTGTCCGTACGCTTCGATTTATCGACGGCGTATCGGTTGCCTGGGAGATGGCTGCGTGAACTTCACCAAGTCCTATTATCACACCCGACGAGCGCAGCTACGTGGGTGAACGCAGTCGTGCTGCTCTGGAGCGTCTGAACGACGGCCCGATCTACACCGTCTATCTGGACGCCGGGGCGTACGCCTGGCTCTACGAGATCATCCAGTCGAAGACCAAGACGCAGGTTTGGCTCAAGCCATATCAGAACCTGGTCCGACGCACCTTGCGGGCCTTCGATGACGCCCAGCGTGCGCTCATCCCCGAGGATGAGCGGCCGACCAAGAAGGTCCTGCCCCGGTCCAAGAAACCAGCCTCCCGGAGTAGAAAGCGTTGAGATAGTCTGGTACTGTAGAGGTGTCGATCAGCAGGTGTGGAGACCTACTTCGACGGTAGTGAGGCGTAAGGCTCGGTCTTCGGATCGGGCCTTTCGTCTATCTGGCGGGCGTAGCACAACGGCAGTGCACCTCCTTGCCGAGGAGGACATGAGGGTTCGACTCCCTCCGTCCGCTCTGATACCGGGCTATGGTCATCCTGGTGGCAGACGTGACCATCACCGATCTTGGTTACGACCTCACCATCGAGGAACAGGCCGAGCTTGATGACGAAGAGGCCCGTGAAGCTCTTCTAGAGGATTCCGAGAACGAAGTCGAAGCGGACTTCCTCGGTGACCTCGACACCGAGATGGCCGACTTCGTTGATCAGGTGGTGCGGCGCACGATCCTGTTCTGTGAGGAGTTATGGGGCCACGAACTGCGCCCGTACCAACGCTCGATGTCCTATCGCATCATCGAGAGCTTGATTCTGAACGACGCTGAAGAGATCACCGGCCTGTGGTCCCGCCAGTCGGGCAAGTCAGAGACGCTGGCCGTCACCCTGTCGGGTTGCATGATCCTGTTCCCGATCCTGGCCAAGACGTACCCGATCCTGGAGCGCTACACGGACGGGATGTGGGTTGGCCTCTTCGCCCCAGTGGAAGAACAGTCGGAACTGGTGTTCAGTCGTATTGTCACACGGCTCACCTCGGACCGTGCGCTGGACATCCTCTCGGACCCGGAGATCGATGAGAAGGTCGACGGCAAGAGTCGCATCATCAAGCTCTCCAACGGTTCCTACTGCCGGCGCCAGACGGCCAACCCGAGAGCCAAGATCGAAGGCTCCACGTATCACGTCATCGTGATCGATGAAGCCCAGGAGGCCGACGAGCAAGTGGTCCGCAAGAGCGTCCACCCGATGCTCGCCGCCAACGCCGGCACGATGGTGAAGATCGGCACCCCGGGCTTCACCAAGGGCGACTTCTACAAGGCCATCAACCTCAACAAGCGCCGTGCTCGTGGTAAGCGCACCAACCACTTCGAGTATGACGACAGGGTCGTCAGCAAGTACAACCCGTACTACAAGAAGTTCATCGACAAGGAGAAGCTGCGCCTCGGAGAGGACTCCGAAGAGTTCCAGATGTCATACCGGCTCAAGTGGATGCTTGAGCGAGGCATGCTCATCACCGAGGACGATCTCGATGAGTTGGCCGACAAGTCGATGGCCCTGGTCAAGGGTTGGCACCGCACGCCGGTCGTGGTAGGCATCGACCCGGCCCGGGTCAAGGACTCCACCGTGGTCACGGTGTGCTGGGTGGACTGGGACTTCCCCGACCCGGCTGGCTACCGGGAGCACCGCATCCTCAACTGGCTGGAGATCCATAACACGGCATGGGAGGAGCAGTACTTCGAAATCATGGATTTCCTTGACCCGTATGACATCGCCTTCATGGGTGTCGATGCCCAGGGTATGGGGTCAGCGGTGGCCGATCGGATGCAGCGCCTGATGGGGTCCCGCTGTGAGGTGACCGCCTACTCGTCAGATGCCAAGACCCAGTCCGAACGCTGGAAGCACCTCATTCAGTTGATCCAGCGCCGCATGTTGATCTACCCCGGTCACTCCAAGGCTCGCCGTACCAGGGTCTGGCGCAGGTTCCGCCAACAGATGGTCGACGTGGAGAAGGTGATGAAGGGCCAATATCTCCTGGTAGAGGCACCCAACGAGCGGGAAGCCCACGACGACTATCCGGACAGCTTGGCCCTTGCTTGCGCCTGTTCGATGGGCGACAGCGTCCCCCAAGTTGAGGTGATGGACTCGCCGTTCTTCCGGCGTTAGATCCGGCCGCGCAGCAGGAAGATGACCAGCAGGATGATGAGGATCAACAGGATCACCCCGCCGCCGATGTACAGACCACCTGCCAGTAGCGCAGCGAGAGTTGGGTTCATGCTGGGACAGTACCCCAGGTCATCATCCCTGCAGACTGATAGGGCTATGATCCAGTCGATACCCCACTAAGGAGGGATGCAATGTCTTACCGCCCGGCATCCGGATACGAGACCGTGGTTGCCCAGAACACCGCTCGTCGTGGTCCGCTTCGCTTCGAAGAGGGAGTAGCTACAGACACGGATGTTCCCAACGACTTCGGTCAAGGCGCCTATGGTGATACGTCCGGTGACAACCGTGGACGTGCGTTCACCAACGTGAAGTCTCCTGGTGAGACGATGCGTGAGCGTGCCCATGTCGGCAGTGCTTCATGGATCGAGGCTCCGACCATGCTCTCGGACTTCGTCATCGGGGCCAGCATCGGCCAAGGGCCGGCCAGCTTCGAACGGGAACTCGGTTCCGAGGCCCGCATCCGTCGCATCAACCCGGCCCAAGTTTCCGACTGACCGGTGGCCCGGTCGGCGCCCAAAGGGGGCTATCTCAAGCCCCTGCCGGCGCGTAAGGGTACCGTCAGCACCAATCCGGCGGTACCGGGACTCCCCACCCCTGGTCCTGGTCGCCCCGTCTCCAACATCGGCAAGTACCTGATCAAGCCCACGGCCGAGTTGGACTCTGGGTTCGAGATGGTCAACTTCGAGCCAGACATGATCAAGAAGGTCCACCAGACCTACCTCAAGGCGGGCCAGCTACCACCGGCTCTCCAGCCGAAGTACCTCCGTAAGCCAGAGGTGTTGGATTCTGCCCGGGCCAAGAACATCTCCAAGGGGTGGCGCAAGCCCAGAAGTCAGCAGGGATGAGGTATGGCAATCACCAAGCGCCAAGAAGCGAGTCCTCTGTCGAACCCCACCGGTAGCGCTATCGGGTCGGGCACTCCGGGAACGTCTGGTGAGGGCTTCTACCAGGGACTTGTTGGCCGCAAGACGGGCCGTCCTGCTCCTCGGCCAATGGGTGTAGAGGGTCGTGTACCCCGCCATGAGCAGATGTTGGCCACTCATGGTCTGACCGATCGAGGTGCGGCCAACCCCCGTCAGGGCCAACTGTTCGTTCCACCGACGACACCACCACAGGAGTTGGCCGCAACACATGGTGTTGCGCCGCCGTTGACCGGTAGCCGGCCTGGGTTCATGCCCGAGTTGTACGAGAAGAAGGGTGGTGGCACCGTCTCGACCGCCCAGGCGCACAAGCGCATGACGGCGGGGATCGAGCGCTTGGGCCAGTTCGTGGATGTGGATCCTGATTCCGGCCGTGGACCGGTTGGTACGGCGCTATCGAATCGAGCCGACACCCGTGCTCGTCAACATGGAGATGCTCCGTGGTACGCCAAGGTCACCAAGCGAGCTACTCCACCGGAGAACCCCAACCAGGGCAGCTTCGATCTTGGCCCTGGAAGCGCCACCCATCTAGTGGAGACGGCGGCGCATCGTGAAGGTGTCAGCCACGATGAGATGTCCCGGGCCACGGCGATCACCAGCCCACGTACTCGCTGGACCAAGGGAACACCAGGAACCGATGACTTCTCGGCACCCAACGTGGAGTCGGCTCGCAATGTGGTGCGTGATGTGAAGCATGCCAAGGGTGTGGCCAGCGAACTCGATCTGGACGTGGACTATCACGAGATCGGCCGGCATGCCGCCAGTGCTGGTGCGTTGCAAGAGCACATGGGCAAGGCCGGCGCCGACTACGCCAAGGGTGATCCATCTCGGCCCATCCCCATCGCTGAGTTGCAGTCCCAGAAGGTGCCCAACTTCAACCAGAGCCTGTTGCTCTCTCACCCTTCCCAGGCGGTGCGCAAGCAGGCGGCGATGTCCTACACCGTGGACACCCACGACGTGACCTCGCTGGGTGCTGATCCTGATTTGTTGAAGACCACCGGAGGTATGGCGGCCGCTCGGATGACCGGCCGGCGTTCGGCGTTACGGCATAGCGAGCTACCACCGATGCACCAGTCAGCGGTATGGGAAGGTCAACGCTCCAAGACCCCCGAGCCGATGGGCGAGCATTCTCTTCTGGAGACGATGCGTGGTGGCAAGATCCGTGCTCGGGTGACTCCCCCGGGCCATCTGGCGGAGCAGTTCTGATGCCTGTCGGCCCCAAGCGTTCCTCGCTATCGCTCTCCAAGAAGGTGGCGAAGCGCGCCGTTATCCGGCCCATATCACAACTGTCAAGTGGTACCGGGATCGTTGGTGACAAGCGCCCGATGGCTGCCGCCAACAACCTCCAACGCCTGCAGTGGAACATGGCCAACCGCCAGACCACGGGGGACTGGACATGAGCGCCCCTCGTCAAGGGAAGCTGTTCAAGCTCTCTGAGATCTCCAACCTGGCACGGCAGTTCACGCCGGTTGCCGATATCGAGAAGGGCGCCGAGGCATATCAGGCTACGCAGGGCAAAGCCTGGAATACGGCCGGCTTAGGTGATACTCGACGTAACCCCGAGCACGGTCACGCCACTTACCTGGCGTACCGCGACGCCATGAACGCACCGGAGAAGTCAGGCCTACGCCAGAGCTACAGCGCCATGGCTGAGCACATGGGCAAGCAGTACGAGCACCTCACCACACCCAAGGAGAAGGGCGGCATGGGTTTCACCCACACGGTGACCCCCCACGATCCCTATGACTCACCGACCGCTCTGGCTGAAGACCTCAAGCGTGGTCACATCAAGACGCTCGCCACCGCCACCACCGGCAGCCATGAAGTCTTCTCCAACGAGGAGAACGACAAGTTTCGGGCCGTGCACGACGTGTTCGGTCACGGTGCTACCGGGCGCGGGTTCTCTCGTCACGGTGAAGAAGCGGCCTTTCTGGCGCACCGCCAGATGTTCCCACCGGAAGCTCATGCCGCTCTGGCCTCTGAGACACGGGGCCAGAACTCGTATCTCAACTACTCACCCCAGAACGAGTTCGCTTCTCAAGAAGGGCGCCTGGTGGGGCTTCCAAACTGGGCCTCCCGTAAGGGTCAACGTGCGGCACCTCGTAGTCCGTACAAGCCCACGTCGAAGAAGATCACCAAGCGTTCTGATGGTGAACAGTTGAGTCTGTTCTGAGGAGGTAACACAATGGTTGAGCGCGCACAACACAACGATCCCAAGGACAAGGGGTCTTTCGGTAGGGGCAAGAAAGAGGCCCCGAAGAAGCGGACCCGCACGGTGAAAGATAACGCCAAGACCCGGGAGGCGAAAGCCTCCAAGGGCGGCCGTGAACGTAGCTGATAAGTAACACAACAAAGGAGAATCCAATGTCAAACCCATCTACCGATCCCGATACCGCCACCCAGGCTCAGGCTCAGGGTGACGCCAGTGGTCGTGAGCAGATGAAGGCCAACATCACCACGGCCGTGCAGAACCTCAAGGCCGAACTCTCCCAGCGCCTGGATCAGTTCCTGGACGAGTTGGGCGCCAAGATCTGACATGCCCGCCAGCGAGCACACGAAGAAGGCTGACACGGCCAAGAAGTCCCGTCAGTGGCAGCACGTGCGCGAGTCGGCTGAGAAGTCTGGCGACTCACCAGGGAAGGCCATCAAGAAGGCCAGTGGTGTGCTGAAACGAGAGGCTAAGAAGAAGTAATGCCACGAGGAGTTAACACCGCATTCCACCCGGCTCGCGTGGTCAACACCCCGACGCCTGACGGCGGGGCCGACCCCGACACCGCTGGGCCGATTATCCAGGCCAACTGGGAGCGTTTGCGCGACTCAGGGATGAGTGCCACGGAAGCCACCACCAGGCTGCACACGTTAACTCCGACTGTCAGTACCTCTTCTCACCGTGCACCGGCTGAAGGGACGAGTCCGTCCTGGCTGAACTCACAACAGATGCCAACGGCGCCCAACAATGCTTCCATGCATGGTCCAACGATCCCTCGTACGGTGGCCGCACCCAATCGGGACGGCACTGCGGCCACCTACGAGATCGGTCCTCGATACACCAACAGTTACGGACCAGTAGCTGACATCCTCAACCGTCGTCAGCCGACGTTGGCATAGGGAGATACCAGTGACACAGGAACGCCGGGAGAATCATCCCAATCGTCAGGTCAGCCGGCTTCGTGCCACCTTGGGTCACACCTATAGCGGTGCCGAGTTGCGCGAAGCAGCGGCCCGAGGGCGCATCAACGCACCTCTGCAGCAGGGCAGTTCGATACCCCGCAGTCAGATGACCCTGGCTGAACGTCTACGGGACCCTGATGACTAACGAGTATCGAGGTGAAGCTCGCCCCCGGCGTCAACCAACGCGGCATCACATTCAGATGTCCGCGGCTTCACACCGGCTCCACGATGTCACAGATCCCTTCCCGCCGATCTCCAGCAAGGAGTTCCCGGCGCTATACGTGCGTAGTCCCGTGAAGAACCAGTACCGCAACTACATGCGGCAGAAGTCCCCCTATCAGAAGGCCCGCAGATGACCGTCTCGTTCTATGGGGGTAGCTACCGTGCTGCGGCCTCTGACCTCACTATCGCTATCTCACCACTGGGTCTGGTCGAGCTAGCCGACGAAGAGTTCGAGGTGCATGGCCCACGCTTATCTCGTTACGCCACCAACTGGGCCTGGTACTTGGGTCACCACTGGGCCTACAAGCGTGAGATCGGTGAGCCGCAACTCACCTTCAACTGGATCAAGGCCTTCTCGGACTACCTGGTCAACTTCAGTTTCTCCAAGGGCGTGAACTTCCACAGCCCCGAGGCGACCGCTGCTATCACACCGTATCTCCTGAAGGAGGTGTGGGAAGTCCACAACTCCAAGCAGCAGATCCTGATGGAAGCGGCGCAGCTTGGCTCTGTCTCTGGAGACATCTTCATCAAGGTGGCGTACGAGCCGCCCTACGTTGACGCTGCCGGCGTGCCCAAGGAGGGCCGCATCCGCATCCTGCCGATCAACCCGGCCTTCTGCTTCCCCGAGTGGCATCCTCACGATCGCCAGCGGATGATCCGCTTCAAAACCAAGTACAAGTTCTGGGGCACAGCGCAGGACGGCTCCCGTCAGGTGATGACTTATGTAGAGCTTATGACAGAGGACAGCATAGAAGAGTACATAAATGATGAGTTGATCGACCAGCGGCCCAATCCTGTCGGTGAGATAACAGTCGCCTTCGCTCCCAACATCGAGGTGGCGTCCAGCCCGTGGGGTCTCGGTGACATCAACGACCTGATCTCGCTGAACCGTGAGTACAACGAGAAGGCCACTGAGATCAGCGACATCATCAACTACCACGCTGCTCCGGTCACTGTGATAACAGGGGCCAAGGCCTCCAACCTGGAGAAGGGTCCGCGCAAGGTCTGGGCTGTCAACAACAAGGACGCCAAGATCCAGCAGTTGGAGCTACAGACCAACTTCACCGGGCCGCTCGGCTACATGGAGCTTCTGAAACAGTCGATGCACGAGATCACGGGCGTGCCGGCCGCGGCCCTGGGCACGATGCAGCCGATCTCCAACACCTCGGGCGTCGCCCTGGCCATCCAGTACCAACCGCTCATGCTCAAGCATGACCGCAAGAAGGTGAACTTCACCCGGCTGCTGGAGCGGGTCAACGAGTTGATCATCCGCCATGCCTTCGTGTTCGCCCCTGAACTCACCTACTACAACCCGCTGTTGTCGTCGGCGTACCTCAAGCCCGAGCAGATGCCACAACTGGATCCTTCGCTGCCGGTCAGCTACCGCACCTACGTGGACTGGCCCAGCCCGATGCCCATCGACCGGCTGCTCAAGATCAACGAGATCCAGGCGCTGATGGCGATGCAGCTTGAATCCCGTCGTGGCGCCTTGCGTGACCTGGGGGTTCAGTTCCCCGACCAGAAGATCAGGGAGATCTTCGAAGAGGTCATGGAGGACGCCAAGGAAGCCGGCGCACTCAACCTCATCCAGAGCCAGATCGCTGCTTTCAACATGGCCGCCACCGGCATGACCCCCGATGGCCAGCCCTTGATGGGCCAAGACGAGGAAGGAAAGCCCGTTCCGGCCTCTCCACCGATCGATCCCGCCATCGCTCAAGAAGTTCAGCAGCTTGCGTATGGGTTGATGCCACCGCAACTCGCTGACTTCGAAAGTGATGACCTCACATAGCGCCCTAAGCGCTGAGATACCCCCCTATCACCCGCATCGGTGCTATAACTAGTACCGCCAACATGGAGAACACCCAGGGACCACCACATGTCGAATGCACAGACTGACAACGCCACGAGTACCAACAACGGTTTTCTCGTCGGCGTCGAACCTGCCCAGCCACGGACTTCCGCTGACTGGACTGGAACCAGCTTGCGACCGGATCAACAAGTGTCACAACCCGTTACGCAGCAGCAGCTTCCTGCGGAACAGCGGCCGGCCTACCGATGGACCGATGAGGACATCGAGAACGCTCGCCGCCAGGAGAAGGAGAAGCTGTATCCCCGGATCGAAGACATGACCACTCAGCTTCGCCAGCTTTCCGACGAACGGGAGGCCGAGAAGGCCGAACGTCAGCGGTTGGCCGATGAAGCTGAAGCTCTTCGTCGGTCCGAGGAAGAGAAGCAGATGGAGACGAGGGAACTCCTGGAACGCCGTGAGAAGGAGTTCCAGGCCCAGATCAACGAGATCAACGCTCGGTATGACGCAGACCGGGCGGTCTTCCAAAAGGAGCGAGAGCTTCAGGAAGCCGAGACCTACCGCCGTGATCGCATCGCCCAAGAGGCGAATGAGATCTTGCCCGAACTTCGTGACTTCATCACGGGCGCCACGCCAGAAGAAGTCGATGCGTCGATTGAGACCATGAAGCAGCGCACTGCTTCAGTTCTCGCCAATCTCGTGGCCGCGGAACCTCCCCAGGTTCCGTACCAGCCAAGGGGGGCCGCACCCACGGTTCCCCCTGTAGGACCAATGGAGCAACTGCCGTCGTACGAAACGTTGACGCCCGAAGATATTCGTGGCATGAGCATGGATGATTACAAGCGATACCGAACGCAACTCCTACAAGCGACCAGCCCCTCCAATCGACGGGGCTGAACGGGTAACAGCAACACCCATATAAGGGGCGTCTAGGCGTACCCTCGCTCCATAAGGAGATACCACCATGCCCGCAGGCGGCTCACTCGGTGGCGAACTTCCCGTTGTATCCGGTATTACCGGCACGCCTCGGGTCGCCCCTGGAGGTCCCTACTCCAACTACGACACGGCGATCGGCTACAAGGGCCTCGCCACGATGGACAACACCCCGGTCGGATACTCGGGGTCTGTTGCCACCGGCTCGACCATGTTGGGACCAGCCATCCAAACCATCTGGTCCAAGGAGATCTTGTTCCAGTCAATGCCCGTTCTTCGGTTCGAGCAATTCGCAGTAAAGAAGACTGAACTGGGAACTATGCCCGGTTTGACTGTCAACTTCATGCGTTATAATAACCTCCCCATGCCCTCCGGTCCTTTGATCGAAGGCGTGAGGATGAAGACGCATGCGATCACGGCGAACCAGTACGCCATCACGGTGCAGGAGCAAGGTTTCGCCGTAGCGGTCTCTGAACTGCTGCTCAACGCCAGCTTCGATGACATCATGGCTTCGGCCTCCCGTCTGCTCGGCCGGAACATGGCCCTCTACATGGATAGCCAGGCGCGCTCGACGCTCGCCCGCTCCACGTCGGTGGTCTTTGGCTATCAGAAGCCGGGTGCCATCAACACCGGTTATGGCGTGTACGAACCGGGCACCCCGGCAACCGGTATGGCCCAGGTCGTCACCTCTGGTGGCACGGGCGCTGCTTCTGACGACTTCTATCTCACCGCTCACTCGGTGAAGGATGCCGTCGAGGTGCTCTCGTCCAAGAACGTGCCTCGCCTTGGTGAGACGTACGTCTGCTTCGTGCACCCGCACCAGTCACGTCGACTGCGTGATACCCCGGAATGGATCGAGGTCACGAAGTACGCCGCCCCCGGCAACTTCATGCTCGGTGAGATCGGCCGGCTCAACGACGTGGTCTTCATCGAGACCACGCAGGTCACCAACCCTCTGACGGGTGCTGTTGACTACGCCGCTGGTTCCCCGGTCGTCAACAAGATGTACCAGGGTCTGCCTGGTGGCCAGGTGGTCACACCGAACCCGTCCAACCCGGACTGGCGCGGCAACAACCTCGGCATCGTTGGTGGTGACGTTCAGGGTGTCAACGACCCGTCACCGTTCACCGACATCGTGGACGCCACCGGTACTGCCATCGATGACCTTCCCACTGGTGAGACCAGCCTCCCCGGCTGGGGTGAGCCGTGGGGTCCGACCAACGGTGTCTACGAGGCGATCATGCTGGGCGACAACGCCTTCGGGCATGCCATCTCGCTGCCGGTCGAACTCCGCGATGGCGGGGTGCTCGACTTCGGCCGTGAGCACGCTCTGGCGTGGTACTCAATCTGGGGTTGGGGCGTCGTGACCGATAGCTCGGTCTGCAAGATCGTTACTAACTGACCAAGAGCTTATGCAAGTGGGTGGGGGGGTTGCTCCCCCTCACCCACGCTGTCTCGATACGGAGGTATCACCATGTCGATCGTTGCCGTACACGGCCCCGCCACCTTTGGATCGAGAGGTGTTGTTGACACAGGTCCCTTGATGGGCAACGTCAACCCGACCAACGGGTTGAAGTGGGACTTCAAGCTCGATAACTACACGTCGCGCTCGAACCAGGACTTCGCCTGGACGTTCCCGCCTGACGGTACGCCTACACCACAGAACGTGGCTGATCCTTCGGAAGTCACCTATGCCGCCGTGGGCGCAGTCTTTGGTGATCCCACCCGACCGACTCAGCCGACCAAGACGGCCCAGTGTGTCGTCACCAATACGGCCAAGGCCACCGTCAACAACCGGGCGCTGACCAACAACGTCGCCACCCTGTCGTTCTCGGCGGCCCATGGGTTCATCCCTGGCCAGGTGGTCACTGTCTCGGGCGCTGTCGGCGCCCCCTTTACCGGAACGTTCACCTTGCTGACGGCCAGCGGCACCACGCTGACCTACGCCTGCACCGGAGCCGATGTCTCGTCGGGAGCCACGACCGGCACCGTCACTTCGGCGTCGACTCAGTACCCGGCCGCTGGGACCTACACCGTCGTTGTTCCGGTGGCGACCGGCACTGGCCCTTCAGCCGGCTTGCTGTCGGCTTCTCCAGAGGACCAGGCGGAAGACGAGACCCAGTCCGAAACAGAGGTGGAGGTGGGCTACGACCCTGCCGCCCACAGTGTGGATGATGTCAAGCAGTTCGTCACCGAGCATCCCGATGAGGCCCAGGCCATCTACGACGCTGAAGAGGCCGGCAAGAACCGGGCCACCCTCATGTCCTGGCTGGAAGAGCAGATGCCGTACGACCCCGGTGATTACACCATCGATGAGGTCAAGTCCTACGCCCAGGCCAATCCCGACCAGATCGAAGATCTGATCGACGCTGAAGCAGCAGGTAAGAACCGGTCCACCCTCGTCGCCTTCCTAGAGACGATGCTGGTTGAGACCGCCGAGTAACAGGAGAACCCATCGTGGCAACCCGTCCGACCGCTGAGGTCGAAGTAGAAGAGGAAGAGAACCAGGTCACACGTCCGTCTGATCTGGGCTTCCCGCAAGCACATCGTGAGATCGAAGTTGAGGCCCTGGCGTCTCCACCCGTCCAACCAGATGTCCATGGTCTGGTGGAGGTCCGCATCGCCCAAACGATCGAGGAGTTCACCTATGGGAACCCTCACCGATCGTGGCGGTTGGAAGAGGGCAAGCGGTATCGCCTGCCCTACGACGTTGCCGTTTACCTCGACAGCCTGGGGTACGTCTACCACCGATAGGAGCGCCAGTCCATGGCCTCGGCCACCCTGCCACATGATGGGTTCTTGATCCCCAACGCTTCGCTGGTCTCTGACCCGAGGATGGCCGAACCGGATCAGGTCGACTTCAATACGATCGCGCACTCCCAGTGGGGAGTCGTAGAGGGCTGCTTCGTGTCATGCTCGCTGTCCACGGTCACCACGCTCGGTGGCACTGCCCTCGTCAACGGGCAACTGGTGACCGTGGCCGGCACATCGCAGAGTCTTGGCACAGGCGGCACGCTCGACCGCTTCGATCTCGTGGTGGTGGATACGGGCGGGGCGATGAGGATCATCACGGGAACCGCTTCGGCTGACCCGGTGTTTCCGCCTGTACCGGTGGACAACACCGTGTTGGCCGCGGTCTTCGTCCCCACCGGAGTGTCGAACCTCTCCAATAACGTCATCGACAAGCGCAAGTTTGTGGCCAAGGCGCTGCTCACCAAGATCGATCCCACGGCGCCGCTGGTGCAGAACCGCAACGGCAGCGGGAACCACTTCCTCGCAACCGGTGGCGGCGATCTCTCGTGGGAGAGCGACACCTTCATGTCACGGGTGTCGGCCAAGACGCTGCGTTTGCGGGACAACCTCAACCTCGATGGGACTCTGGTCGCTGGTGGAGCGCTAACCGGGCTATCGATCACCGTCACCGAACGGGTGCAGGGCCAGAACCTCTTCACCGGAACGGTGCAGCCAACAGGCATCATCGTGCCCGGGGCGATCTTCCAGAACGAGACCACCGGCAAGGTGTACCTGCGCCAGCAGGGTGTGTGGCAGGAGTTGGCCACCCAAGCCGGCGCCGTGCCCTACGGCACGGTCATCTGGAACGCTCGGCCTGAGGCTGAGATGCGGGCGCTGGGGTGGGTTGCACTCAAGGGCAACACGATCAACGAGACTGAGTTCGGTCAACTGTTCAACATCCCCAACCTGGGCACGATCTCCGGAACGTCGCCGGCCCGCACGATGGTTCTGCCGGATCTGACCAAGCGGGTCATCATGTCGGACTTCGGGCGGAACCCAGGAGTGACGGGTGGGGCGACCAACAATGTCATCAAGTTGACCGAAGCCCAGTTGGCTAACCACAAGCACGACGTGGACGTGAAGACCAACAGTGGGATGCAACTCACGGGGTCGATGACCACGGTGCCTGGTCACACGCACGAGATGGATCCTGGTGGTAACCACGTTCACTGGGTGAACGAACATCCACATGCTCACCACGGGTTCCAGGACGGAGCCGGCAACGCTCTGCAGGCCATCTGTGAGATCACTGGTGGGCGTAACACAATCGATGCTCTGTTCAACGACCGCAACCACACCCACAAGGTGGACGCCTTCTCGATGACGGCAAACGCCGTTGGTGAAGTGGACGTGCTGCCAGAAGGTTCTCAACACACGCACATCCTGAATACGGCGGGCAGTCACACCCACGCACTGACGATCAATCCTTCTCCATCCCACGACCACGGTGTGGGGGAGACAGCCAAGGGGTCCAACGCTGATATTGATATAACACCGGCATATATCACTATGTACGCCTACATCAGGACGTGACGATGGGCTTCTCTCCTTCCCAACGGTTCGGGCAAGACACGGCGCCTCGCATCGCGACCACGGCGACCATGCTCTCGGAAGCCTCCGAACTAGCGCCGGTACCTACCTATCAGTCGTTGGTGCCCTTCGTGCCGGCTGATAGCAGCTTCTCATCCAGTAGCTCGTCGTCCTCGACCGACACCACGCCAACCTGGAAGGTGTTCCCGGATCGTCTCGATCTGTACGCCTACCAGGGTGATGACATCCAGATCCCGCTGTTCTTCCAGGATTCGGCTGACGCTTCACCTGACTTCGCCACCGGCTACACCTGGAAGGGACAGACCCGATTGCTCCACCGCTACTGGAGCACGTTGATCCATCAGTTCACGATCAACGCCACGTACGTTCCTCCAGAGGTTGGCCCTCCAGAGACGGTGGGCTACACCCTGGTGACGTTGTTCCTGCCCCGATCGCTCAACACCATCATCGGCACGTACGAGTGGGATCTGCAGTCGGTCAGTCCGTTTGTGGGACCGAGCTATCCACGACCACCGGAGATCCTTGCGGCTGATTGGCCGCCCACCGATCAACTCAAGACGTGGATCTTCGGCCACTTCTACATCGTTCCTCGGGTCACCTCTACGGACTACCTACCAGTGGTTCCTGCTACGGCCGTTGCGGCTGGGCAACTAGTGACTGTGACACCAGCAGGTCTCTTCGGGCCGAACGGGCGTGTGCCGTGATCATCACTACGAACGACCCGTCCAAGCAGTCCATCACTACGACTGATCCGGCCAAGCAGGTCATTGTCACAGCCACTATGGGCAAGCAGGGACCTCCTGGTCCGCAGGGGGTTGAGGGGCCTCCCGGTGAGAAGGGTGATCCAGGAAGCGGCGTCACGGTCAAAGGCACCTATGCCGGCACCGTTACCCCACTACCGACAGCACCGCATACCGGAGATATGTGGATCATCGGTACCCCGATACCGGCAGCGGCACCTCCTCGACCCGGCCCATCCCCCGCCCTGGCCGGCGACGGCATGGTTTGGGATGGCACGACGTGGAACAACGTCGGCGCCATCCAGGGACCCAAGGGCGACAAGGGTGATACTGGAAACACTGGAGCTACGGGAGCCACTGGTCCGCAGGGCATCCAGGGCGCTGCCTCGACGGTGCCTGGACCCCAAGGTCCAACTGGAGCTACCGGCCCACAAGGCACTCCTGGCGAGAAGTGGTCCAGCCAGGCCGGCGTCCCTGCCACCGGTACCGGCATCGTCGGTGACTGGTCGCTCAACACCACCAACGGTGACTACTACGAGAAGACCGCCACGACGACGTGGACTCTGCGGGGCAACCTGACCGGGCCTCCCGGCATGTACATGTCGCCCAACCCACCACCGGTCACCAACCTGTTGTGGGCTGACACCGATGAGGCGGGCACGGGTGGTGCCGGTGGTGGGGGCGGCGTCAGCGCCACCTGGTCGTTCAGCGCTGACATTGGGAAATCCCTCGCTCCCGGTGGGATCTACAACATGAACTTCATCGATACAGCGGTGGCAACGTCGTTGCAGCCTCTTCCGGCCGGGTGGTCGACAGCCTTCGGCGGAACTCAACTCATCTTCCCGGAAGGTGTCTACTCCTTCACCTTCAACTGGAGCGGGGACGACGTGAGGTTCGGTCCGTCCTTGCAGATCCGTTATCTCGCCGGGATCACATGGGGTCAAACCATCTACTTGGATGCGCCTGCCCCCTCTCCCGACTCCCTCAACCGTCAGGTCGTCATGTCAGCGATTGTCCCGGTAGCGGCAAACGGTGGTGACGGTCCCTACATGTTCGGCTCGATCAGCCGTCCCTCGGGGGCTACAGGCACCGTGAAGGTCTATTGGACGTTCACCATCGTGCGGCTCGGTGACATACCGTGAGTCCGACGCTGACTCGACGCGACCGGGTGGCTCAAGGGGCCAACCAGGGCGGAGCGCTGAAGTACGGCGCCGCGCATCGCTGGCCCCTGCCACCGATCGGTGAGTTCGAGTTGTTCGCTATCAACCCGGCGTCCAGGGCCACGGTGGCCGACCCTTTGACCCACTACATCCGTGGTATCACCTCATGGGACGGTGATGGCACCACAAAGCTGTATATGGGGTACGGGTCGATCTCGGCCAACCTCGCTCCCATCCACATCGTCCCGCTCAACCTCAACGGCACCTGGGATCCGATCGTGTGGGACTTCAACGCTTTCGCCCTCCAGCGGTTCGTCCACTTCTCCACCGGGGAGATGCTCGCCACTGGGATCGACGGGCCATCGGACTGGGTCCGGGCCATTCCTGGTAGCCCGCCGACCTGGATCGATGGTTGGTGTTCCCCGGCTGGTTACAAGCACCCGTTGGCGTTGGTCGAGCACGACGGCTACGTGTGGGTCTGCGGGGGTGGCACCCTCGGACCCCCATTCGGATCGGTCTGGCGGGGCAAGCACATCACCGGCAACGACGGTGAGTTCGTCTTGGGGTCTGAGTTCGGCTGGTTCAACACCTGCTTGTTCTCCTACCAGGGCAAGCTCTGGTTCCAGGAGTACTACGGCGACAACAATGTCACTCCTACCTTCCTGCGGTACTGGGTGGAGGCGACGAAGTCCTGGGTTGTCACCAGCATCAACCTGAACTACGGCTCTGTCGACCCGATCGTGCCGTGGGGTTCGGTGGTGTTGATGGTCATGAACGGCGCGTTGTACAGCTTCAACGGGACAACGGCGACTTTGAAATACTCGTCTTCCACTGGTGGGGTCAACGACTTCTGCGTTGACGCCAGCAACAACGTGTGGCTGGTTGAAGGCAACGCCTCTACCAGCACCGTCCGTAGATCTTCCGATCTGGTGACCTGGAAGGTTGTAGCCCAGTTCCCTGAGCAGTCGTACTCGATCTACGTTCTGGACGGAATCATGTACCTGGGCGATAGGTACGACAGTGTCTGGAGAGGATTGCCACTGCCATGACCGTGCTCAAGCAGTACAAGGGGACCGGCACCGTCACTGACCCGGCCAACTGGGACACGATCTTCGTCGGCGCTACTGGGCCGGCTGGGCCAGCTTCGACGGTGCCTGGTCCCCCCGGGGCAACTGGACCAACTGGTCCTATAGGCCCGCCCCCAACTGTTGTCTCACTAACCCGTGCCGCCTGGCTGGCCCTCAGCCCGCCCAACCCGAACACGGTGTACATCATCACCGACGAGGGCGGCGTGATGCTCTCGGGTACCACGGCGCCGGCAGCGGGATTGGGGTACAACGGCGACTTCTACCTCAACTCCGCTACCTGGCTGATCTACGGCCCGAAGACGACTGGTGGTTGGGGAACAGGAACCTCGCTCCAGGCCAAGTGGGCGGGGATGACCCAAACTGCCTACAACGCCCTGGCAGTCAAAGACCCCAACACCCTGTACGTCATTACAGGACCATAAGGAGATATCAATGCCCAAGTTCGCAGAAAACTCTGTGCTCGACGCAGCGCTCAACGCCATCAAGGCAGGAACCCGCGTGACGGTGACCTCAGGAGTCCACGCCAACTCCGGGAGCGCCACGCCGCCCACGGCGGCGCAGATCGACGCCATCAAGCTCGCCCAATCGACGGGCTTGACCGGTGCCAGCTACACCGGCCCTGCCGATGGAACCACCAGCGGGCGCAAGCTCAGCGTCAACGCTATCGCTGGTGTCAGCATCTCGGCGTCGGGTACCGCCACTCACATCTACATCGACAACGGCACTACCGGCCTCTATGTCACCACCTGCACCAGCCAGGCGTTGACCTCGGGCAACACGGTCAACATCCCGTTGTGGACGATTGAGATCGCAGATCCGACGTGAGCGACGAACCCGTCGATCCCGACGAAGAGCCAGAGGACGACGACGATGGCTCCATCACTCTGGACGTGCAAAACGGCACCATAGGGTCAACTAACGACTTTCCGTCTGAGTAGTCGTCGTAACGGCTGATGGCGGCGCTCTACCCGAAGTCGATCTCGGGTCGCAAACTGCTCGACCAGAACGGCAACGTGATCCTGGCGCCGATCATGTCGTCGTGGATGATGGCCGAAGGATTGTCGAACACCGAGATCACGACCGAGTTGACGAAGCTCGCTGCGGTCGGGTTCAAGGGTGTCGTTGTGTGGATCGGCGGTGGGTGGGCCGGCTGGACGAACAAGGCTGGCCAGAACTTCTGGGTGGGCAACAACTGGCAACTCAACGCTCCGACCGACCCGCTTGGCGCCGCCTGGGCAACTGTCGACTGGATCGTCTCCGAATGTGACCGCCTCGGCATGGTCGCCCACCTGTCGATCGCTGGTGGTGTCGCCGGTTCCGCATGGATAGCAGCGACAGCCACCCAAGTGCAGAACTGTGGCGTGGCCATCGCCACCCGTTACCTGTCGTCCCCGAACATCGTCTGGCACGACATGGAAGACAGCGCGAACCTACCGAGCGGCACGGTCGGCCAACGGTTGATGTCGATCTTCACCGGGATCAACAGCGTCGAGACAGGAGGGTCGGCCCGCCCGGTCAGGTGGATGGAACCGAACAACGGCGAGAGCACCTTCCACCAGGGCTGGTATCAGGTCGGCGCGTTCAACTGCTCGACCAACTCGCTCTACCACTGGACGACTTCAGCCGCAGACATCTTTGAGTCGGCGTGGATCGAGACGACCGGCCCGACCCTCGACTGCGAACCGGTCTATGTCGGCAACATCTCTGGGGGCTACGGGGTCGGTGGAGCCTGGACGGCTTTCAGTCGCCAGCAGATCCGCAACCGCAACTGGGCGACGTTCCTCGAAGGCGGCTGCCTCATCAACTTTGGCCATGAGGACTACTGGTCGTTCGGCTACGGTGCGAACTACACGGTGGGCCTCACCTGGGATCAGGTAGTCAGTAACTCTCCCGAGGTTGCCGAAGCGGCGTACTGCTGGTCGTTCATCGACACCTACTGCAAGAACACCAGTTGGGCGCCCGGTCAGTTCGTAGAGGTGGCCAGCGAATCCTCGGGCGGCTCGCGGGCATCGGCTGGCGTCTCGAACACGGCGGCGGCTGCCTACTTCCCGAACAACCGTGCCATCACCGTCGACACGACGATCATCCCGGGCAGTGTCCCTGTTCGGCTGCGTTGGCTGAACCCGCAGGATGGCAGCTACTCGTTGATCACCACGTCCGAGGCGAAGCAGACCGGCCGAGCCGTCACCCTGCCGGCCGCCCGCGGTGACGGATCACAGGACTGGGTGCTTGTTGCCGACAACATCGGTTTGACCACCATGTCTCGGGGCGCCACCCGCTCTGCTCTAACCTTGCGATAAGGAGATATCCCCATGGCCCGATATTCAGCAGGCATGACAGCGACAGCGGCCGGAACGGCCACGACGCCGATCTTCGGGCTTCTGGCAACGGCATCTGTCGTCCCCCAGTTGCGGGAGGTCGGTCTGTTCAACTCGACCGTCACCGCCTGCACGTACGAACTGGTGTCGGTCACCGGAGGTACACCGGGAGCAACGGTCACCGCCTACCCGCATCGCACCAACCAACTCGCCACACCGACGTGTCTCGCCAAGCAGTTGTACACGGGCACGTCGACAGCGGTGAAGACTGGGTACCGAATGGTGTTGGGTGCAGCGATCGGATCCGGGGCGATCCTCACGTTCGGAGCGGACGGCGTGTCGTGTGCGTTCAGCGCCTCCCTAGCCCTCATTCCTGTCGGTACCGGCCAGGTGTGCGAGGTCTACTTCGTATGGGATGAATGACCTATGGCGGTCCTCTTCAAGACGGCACTTGGCAACAACTTCAACAACACGTCGGGCACGACGCTCGTCATCACCACGACGGCAGCCATCGACATCGATGACCTCGTTGTCGTCCGATGGGCTTCGGACAACCTGAGCGCCACGACGCCCACGGCGACGTGTTCGGACGGCTCCAACACCTACACCCTCATCCGTCAGGCGGCAGTCAACGCCACCGCCGCAGCCGGTGTGGCAGGGGGCATGCTTGTCACCAAGGCCACCGTCGCCAAGGCCAGCGGCAGCACGATCACACTGACATTCTCTGGGGCGATCACCGGTAAGGCGGCCTATGCCGAGTCGTTCACCGGCTGTGACATCACGGTTGCTACGACGGCGGTTGGTGGTACAGGCACTTCTACGGCAGGAGCGACGGCCACTCTGGGTGCTTTTTCCATCGGCAACCTGTGGCTCGGCCACGTCGCCAACGAGACGAGATCCGCCCTCACCTCCACCGCCACTTCTTCTGGCGGTACGTGGTCGACCATGGTGACTGTTGCCGGTGGCGGTACCAGCGGCCAGGATGCGACCAGCGTCACAGTCGGTGGTCAGTGGAAGGTGGTCAACAGCGCACTGGCATCAGGGTTCGCGTACAACGTCGGCACTGTCGCCAGCGAGTGGGTGTGCCAGTCTGTCGCCCTCCAGGCGACGCCAGAACCTGCTATCACACAAGCGGCGTACCAGTTCTTCGATGACGCCGGCACCGAGTCCGGTGCTGCATCGCTCGCCGCACTGAACACACCAGTCGTCGGCAACATCTCCAACGGCGACGGCTACGGCATGATCCGGGTGCGGTTGCAGTCCACGACCTCCCAGGCCATTTCTGTCCAGGATGACTTCACCCTCCAGTGGGAGAAGAACGCCAACGGCACCTGGACGAACGCCTCCAATGCAACGCTTCTCGACTCCTACAGCGAGACGAACCAAAGCTCCACGCTTGGGCTTGGGCAGTCGGGAACGAACTACGTGCGGCAGGCACAGTCATTCCTGGGCAATGGGCAGAAGCTCACCCGTGTCGGGATGTACCTCCAGTCTGTAAGCACACAGACGCTCAACTTCACCGCTCGGCTGTACACCCACACCGGAACGTACGGCTCGACGGGTGTGCCGGGGACGCTGTTGGAGTCGGGAACCACGATTGCTGGGACAGCGATCTCTACGACGCTTGGCTGGTACTACTTCGACTTCTCGGGAACGACCACGCTGACGAACGGCACTCCGTACTTCATCGCTCTGGAAGCAAACGGGATCGCCGCTGGCTACGTCAACTGGGGTATGGATAACACCTCGCCTACCCATGCCGGGAATGCTGCGTCCCTCATCTCGACATGGTCGGCCATCGCCGGTACCGACATGATCTTCCAGGTCTACACGGACTCTGCCACTGATGTGGTCGTGCCCTATGACAACCCCAACCTGACCGAGGGCCAGGCCACCACCAACCGCCTCGGTGCGGGCACCGGTTCCTTCGTAGCGGGCAAGGTGTCGGAGGCGGGCCACGTCCAGAACGTCGGCTGGAGCGGCAACAACTACACCGAGATCCTCTACTCGGTAAAGCTGCTCGCCGCTCAACTCGCCAACAGTGACGTGCTGCGGTTCCGGGTGGTCCGCAACGCCACCCCCGACGCCCTTGCCGACAACTACGCCGATGACACACAGCAAGAGAACTACGGCAACATCGGGACGCTCCTAACCGCTGGCATCGGACAGTCGTTCACCGGCAACGGAGGACGGCTGTCGAAGGCGAGGTTCTGGCTGTCGAGGGTGCTCAACCCATCCGGTCCGATCGTCGCCCATCTCTATGCTCATACCGGCACGTACGGAAGCACCGGACTCGGGACTGGGTCACCGTTGGCGATCTCCATCAACTCGGTGGAATCGTCCACGGTCCCGACGAAAGCGGACAGCACTTTCCCGCTGTATCCGTATGACTTCACGTTTGACGGTACGTACACGCTCGTCAACGGCACCAACTACGTCATCATCGCCTACGCCCCCGGTATCGGTGACGCCTCCAACCTTATCCGGGTCGCCCACGACCAGAACCTTCCGACCCACGCCGGTATTCGTCAAATACTCAGCCTGAGTGGCACCTGGTCGGTAGGGACGGGGGCTGACGTTGCCTTCGCCGTCTACACGTCGTTGATCACCTACTCGGTCACGCCGACCGTCAACATCACGCAGACCGCCTCCGTGGCGATCACGCAAGCCGCTTATCAGTTCTTCGCCTGGCAGGGCAACGAAGTCTCTTCGACGGCACTCGGACCACAGAACACGGCGTTCCTTGCCAACCTGGCGAACGGCGATGGATATGGCCATATCAGAGTGCGGTTACAGTCCACGACGGCTGTTGATATCACCTCGACCGACGACTTCACGTTGCAGTGGGAGCGCAACGCTTCGGGCACCTGGACGAACGCCACAACGGGCGCCGTCGTCGGCTTCGACTCGCCGGCCATTGCAGAAGCGGACACGACGACGGCCCGTCTGACCGGGGGGACCGGCACGTTCGTCGCCGGCAAGGTGACCGAGGACTCCGTCGTTGACGACGTGGGCTGGACCGCCAACAACTACACCGAACTCGTCTTCTCGGTGCGGGTGGTCGCTTCACAGTTGGCTCACGGCGACACCCTGCGCTTCCGTGTCGTCCGTAACGGGGCGACCACCGGGATGACGTATACGTCGGTACCGACCGTCAACATCCTGTTCATGGTGCCGACCGTTCCGATCATGGCGACAGTGGCGTACTGATGGCTGTTCTTCGCGCCTCCCCGGCAGTCGCCCCGTCGATCGACCGCCCGAAGCTGGCACCACCACGGTCGATGCTCGTCGGGCCGTTGCTGGCGCCAATCGTCTACGACCTGTTTGTCGCCAATGCAGTGCATTCACAGACCGCTGGTGCTATCACACTGACGGTTCCGTACACCCTCACTCAGGAGGGATTTCGTTTCCGTAACGACGACGGCTCCGAGACGACGGCGACGTGGGCAGCGGCGCAGGACACCAACACCACGTTGCCATTGGCGACAAACGTCCGTCTACGTGTCCTCGTTGATGCAGCCGCTGATCCGCCCACTGCTCCGTACACGCTGTACTACAAGAAGACGACCGACTCGACGTGGGCGCCGGTCCCGGTCGGTGCCGGTGGCGGCAGCGCACTCACCGTCACCTACAGCGACAGCGGCGGCGGCAACTACATCAGTAGCGGCAACGCAACAGCCCTCACGATGCCGTCGTGGTCGGTGACAGCAGGCGAATTGCTCGTCGTCGCTGTCGGTGGGTGCGGCTCTGGCTCCACCGGGTTGACATCGCAGTGGACATTGTCCGGTGGAGGACTGGCGTGGACCGAGCACGTCGATGTGTGCCAGACATCCAGCTTCTGTGCAACGGTCGCCTTCTACTCCGCTATCGCAACCACCACGACATCGATCACGAACCTTGCCGCTCTGGGGTCCAGCGTGCTCCAAGTGATGTACGCAAGATGGCGGGTGACCGGAATGCATGCCACGCCGATCGGAGCGACGGCGGCACTGGCTGATTTCTCGACGGATGGTCAGAAGGACATCACTCTCTCCGCCACCCCGGCATCGTCCTCGGTCGTCCTCGCCGTCGCCTTCGAGAACATGGACGACAACAACGCCACCAAGAAGATCGACCACGGCACCTCGGATGGCTGGACCGAGGACTTCGACTTCGGCCCGTCGATGACTGGGGCCAACATGTGGGGTGCGTGGCAGGCGCAACGCAAGACCTCTCCGTCGTTGACCAGGGTGCGCTGGGACGACATCAAACCGGCGACGACGACAGCAACTACCTACACGTTTGCCGGGGCGGCGATCGAGATCAAGTCTGCGGCCGCTGCTGCCAGTCCGGTCTATGTGGCTACGTCACCCAACATCACCGCTGGTGGTGAGGCGACGACGGCGCAACTCACCCCGCCGTCCGGTAAGACAACGGCCGACTTCTCGGTGGGACGCATGTGGGACGACGAGAACGGCACTGACTCGGTGGACATCTGATGGCCGACAAGTACACCGAACTGGAATGGGACCTGCAAGCACAGGCCCCGGCCGTCAACACCGACATCTACGAGTTCCGGGTCTACGCCGGCTCGACGCCGCTTGACACCTACGCCGTCACTCCACAGTGGACGATCGGCGCCGTTGCCGCCATCAACCTTGTCGTGGCCAATGCCACGCATGCCCAGACCGCTGACAATGTTGCCCTTGTTGTCGTCCTCGCGGTCCAGGACGCTACTCATGCTCAAACTGCCAACAACGTCAATCTGGTCATCGACCTGGCCGTTCAGAATGCGACTCATGCCGTTACCTCTGACGTTGCGACGCTCTACCCAGTCCCGACGTTGGTGGTGGCTGATGCAACCCACGCTTCTACCGCCAACAACGTTGCGCTGGTCGTTGACCTCGCTGTCCAATCAGCCACACACGCCTCGACCGTGGACAACGTGGCGTTGGGGGTGGTGCTGGTCGTACAAAGCACACTCCATACCCCTCTATCCGACAACGTCACGCTCACTGAGTTCGTTGGCGTTATCACACTCGTTGTCAACTCCTGTTATCACACCATCACACCGGTAGCTGGCCCGTACCACGAACCACTTCTCGGAAAGATCACCACGCCCGATCCGGGGGCAGTGCCGTCACCTTCGTTCACCATCGTTGCCAAGATCACCAACCTCCGTGATGTCTACATCGCCTACCAGAGCGCAGCATCCGGTGTTGGTGACTGGTGGAACGACTACAACCCGTTCACCTTCATGGCGAACCTGCGAGTCGACCCAGCCACGAACTGGACCCTGCCATGGTTCACCATCGGTGACCCCGTCTACAGCGGCAACGATGTCATCAACACTGGCACCTATGATCAGAACCTGACGGCCACGGTTCCATACTGGGCGTTCGTTGTCACATTGACGCCGAACTACACCCTGCACCTGTACTGGTCCGTGGACGGGACCAACTGGGTAGCGGCGGCTTACAACAATGACGGCTACGGCGCCAAGACACCGTGGGTGACGAACTACCCGATCACCATCGGCCCGACCCAGTCGTTCGACCCTCCGTACAACACCCCCAAGGGGTCGTTCTACTGGGTTGAGATGCGCTCGGGCACCAACCCCAACGCAGGCACTGTCCAATGGCGGATGGACGTTGCCGAGTATGTCAATGGATCGGCCTGGACTGACGCTCGTGGCCGCACCTGGACACTGAGTAACCCAGCATCGATCATCTCGGATCTCAAGCTGGCCGAGATCAGCACTCTTGTTGTCCAGGGTGCCAACCATGCCCAGACCGTTGCCAACATCGCTCTTGGCGTCAACCTCTTCGTCCAGGACGCCACACATGCTCACACCGTTGCCACTGTGGCGCTCGATGTTGTCCTCATCCCCCAGAGCGCCGTCCACGCACATACTGCGGACAACGTTGCCGTCAATGTCGTGCTCGTCGTCCAGGATGCGCTACACGCCCAGGTAGTTGACAACGTCGTTCTTGGCGTCGACATCATCACTCAGAATGCCGCTCATCCTCATACGGCCGACAGTGTCACACTCAACTACGTCGTCCTGGCACCTGCCGATGCGGCTCATGCCTCTACAGCGCAGGCTCCAGTTCTTGGTGTCGATCCAGCCGTACAGAACGCAGCACACGCCGTCACCTCGACCGATGTCGCTCTCGTTGTCGATCTGGTACCGCAGAACGCCCTTCACACTCAATCCGCCGAAATCGTCACCCTGCAGTTGCAGGGTGATCTCGCCATCCAGAACGCCCTGCACAATCAGGTCACCGACAACGTTGGACCGCTCAACATCAACATGGATGGCGTCCAGAACGCTCTTCATGCGGCCACCGCCAACAACGTCGTTGTCGAGTACAACCTCGCTGCTGTCCAGAACGCACTGCACACGCCCACGGCATCCAACGTTGCTCTCGATGTCGTCCTGGTGCCGCAGAGTGCGGTCCATGCACACACCGCCGAACAGCCGGCACTGGTCTACGTCCTCGCCATCGATTCGGCGCAGCACACCCATGTTGCCGCCAACGTCGCCCTCGTCATCAACCTCGCCGTGCAGTCAGCACTGCATGCCCACACGGCGACCACCCCCAACTTCAGTGGGTCCGTTGTCCTCAATGCAGCGCTCGCTGTGTACCTCGGTAACACCGCAGCCGTGAAGGTCTATGCGGGGTCAGTCCTCGTCTGGCCGTGATCATCTACTCTTCATAGCGAGGTATCGCATGGCCAACAGCAAGTACACCCAAGTGTCAGATCTCCTGCTAGCAGGGAGATTCAACTGGCGCACCGATCGCATCCTCGGCCTACTCTGCACCAATGTGACGTTCGACGCTGCGGACACGGTGGTCTCTGACCTCGACGGATCGGTGGTCTCCCAAGTACCCATCCAGGGCCGTGACGTGGGGCCGGGTGGACAGTGTCTGGGCTATCCAGCCTTCTTCTCAGCCGTCTCTGGTGACACACCGTTCCAGGTCGTCCTGGTACAGGACCTGGGGTCGGGCGATCCCAATCTCATCGGCTTCTTCGATGAAGATGAGAACGGGGGCGAACTGATCGCTCAGAACGACGGCACCTTCGTGGTGCGCCCTGGTCTGCCGAACACAGACGTGTACAACCCTGATGCTCGTGTGTGGATGGTGGTGTGATGAGCAGCGTCGTTGACATCGCCTCCACCTCACGCTCCTTCCTGCGCGACTACCCCAAGTTCTTCGAGATCGAAGTCGGGCCGCTCAACGTGTTGACGGTGCGCCTTCCCCATCCTCTGATCGCACCCGCCTCACTGCAGGTGTTCTCGGCCACGCCGGCCGCACCTCCTTCCACGGACCTTGTCTCAACACTCACCGATGACTGGCAGTTGGATGACCGCAACGGGTTGCTCAAGTTCACCGATGTGACCATGCTCAACAAGCGAGCGCTGATATCGGGCTACCACTACACCTGGTTCGCTGACTCCGATCTGGAGCTACACGCCGAGCAGTCCGCCGAGGAGACCGTGTACTCGACGGGTGGTGATGTCAACGACATCAACGGCATCTACACCGAGGTCACAGCGATGGGCGCCGTGGTCAGGGCGCTCTGGTCTCTGGCGCTGGAGTTGAGCCTCGATATCGATGTATCAACGCCTGAGGGCATGTACATCCCGGCCCGTCAGCGCTTCGCCCAGGTCGTGCAGATGATGCAGTACTGGGAGAGTGAGTACTCCACCAGGGCCAACGCTCTCAACATCGGCCTTGGTTCGCTGGAAGTCTTCCGGCTCCGCAGGGTGTCCTACATGACCAATCGCTACGTCCCGGTGTACTTGGAGCGGGAGTTCGATGATCCTCGGGCGCCCCATCGTCTCTACCCACCCATCCCTGACGGTGCGCTGCCGGCTGTAGCCACCGATGTCAGTGATCTCACCGCCCTGCTCTACGAGTCCTGATGTTCCCGCCCTACACCTACCCGGACCAATGGGGACCGACCTGGTCCACGGTGCCGGCCGAGCGTCGTAGTCAGCTACCACCGTGGGTGAAAGAAGCGCCACGTCGTGCTACCCGGGAAGAGATCTACTGGGAAGGCCAGAGCGCAGGGGGTTTTGGTGGTTGGTACGTGCTCGGTACGAAGGGCAGTTGGTGATGCTTGGTCCTCGCCGCACCGGCCGTGAACAGCCGCCCAATCTGCGCCCTTCGGTCAGCACGCGCCTGTGTGCCAACTGCAAGTTCTTCCGGGGCATCTGCACGATGTATGACTACCCGACCGACGCCAGTCAGGTCTGCGACTCGTGGTATCCGAGGTCGTGATGTGTGATACCGTGCAAGCGACTATCCGACCCTTCACCCCCCGTCTCGACCCGCGTCTGGCCCACCCTGACGTAACGAGGCATCTTCTCCGGTATCACACTGGTACCGGAGAAGATGGGGGACGATCATGAGCGCTCGGAACAAGCTCAACCCGGCTCAGGGCAAGCTCTTCATGAGCGCTCGGGAGATCCAGTCGGAGTATGCCCCGAACCAACCTGATCGTCTCTACCACGGCACCGACATCAGTGTGGCGAGGGCAACTGGTGTGCGTCTCATGCACCCCGATCCAAGAGCCGGCGAGCAGACGGCGCGTACCTCTCGTACGGATCAGTCGCCCAACTACATGCGGGCAGGAGAGCCGGGGGTGTACTCCCGGCCGAGTCACCCTCTGCAAGGTGACTACGCCCATCCGGAGACGGACGATCAGGTGTATCAACGCAAGCTCGGGGAATCTCAGCGCCGCAACTCAGGGCAGCCTTCTCTTCAAGACCGCATCAAGAGCCAAGGTGTGCTCAACCCCATCGCTCTCGGGGAACTTCGTAATGCGGGGGGCAAGAAGATGATTGCTGGTGGTCACCACCGTGTGGCGGTGATGGCGCATCTCAGTCCCGACCAATTGCTTCCAGTGGTGCCGGTGGCCCACGTGGTGGAAGCCAAGACATTGGGGTTGTGATGGATCCCCGTAGAGAAGCCCGTGAGATCTGGCGGCACTTTGCCAGGTATCACACAGATATCGGGGAAAGTATCATCTACTTCCTCTTTAACGCTGAGAGCAGCGGCTACGACGGTGTGTACGACGAGGGCTATCGTCGGTATCACCCCGGCATCCCGATCCCTGTTCTGTGGATCGACCAGTCCGAAGCCACTGCGGACTACGCACCAGAAGGCCGGCGTCCTACCCAGCGCATCCGACTGGCGGTGTCAGCACGAGAGCTTCATGGCGCCGGTATCTCAGTCACAGAAGTTCACGGCAACCGCTTAACTGACGGTTCACCCTCGCTGGTATGGCGCTACGAACGGGTCAACGACATCT